GAAAAACGTTATTATGGTATCTATAATAACTCTTTCTCTAAGCAAAAGAACCGACTTCATGAACCAGGTAGGGTTTCTTTAACTCGTGTAAAAAGAGTTTAACAATACCTTTATTGAGAAATGGGAAGAGCGACAAATGTGTCGCTCTTTTTTTAGTTAATAATGAATAGTGAAAAGTTAATGGTGAATAATATAAAAAAGACTAGCGTTTGCTAGTCTTTTTTGATGGTCGGGGTGGTCTTTTTACCAATATTCTACCCTTACATTAAAACCCTTCACTCTTTCAAGATAGCGTATTTGAAGTTCCTGCACATTTCGCATATATACCAAAAAATTTTGCTATTGCATTATTTATTGCATTAATTTTCTAACAATGCATTAATTGTCTTTATCCTTTCATTGTTATATACTTTTATAAACAATTTCGCATGTGCTTTCACAATAATCTTCTCATAATATTTTAAATTTTTACATATTTCTTCCACAATTAATTTTTCCATACAAATTCTCCATTCTTAATTATATTTAGAAGCTTCTATATGGAAAATATATTGAATTAAGTTTCTTATGAGAAACCTTTTATAAAACTATATATTTTATTATATGAAAATAGAAAATATTTTTTTCATATAACTATTTTATAATTTTGTATAATTTTGAAATATCTACATTTAATGCTAAGGCTATTCTCGCTAAACTTGTTATAGATGGGTCTGTTTCTTTTCTTTCAATTTTACTTAAATGTCCTTTTGACATTCCTGTTAATTTTGACAATTCATCTAACGTTATATTTTTTTGTTTTCTTATTTCTCTTAACAATATTTCTACTCTCATAATCCACCTCTTTGAAATAGTATGTTTCATTTTTTGTATATCATGTATTAGGTTTCTTATGAGAAACTTTTGTTATTTTTACGTTCTCTATAGAGAACTCTTATGATTGTTAAAAACTAAATAAAAAAGCTAGCCAATCTCTAAGGCTAGCTCCCCTATTGTTTTCTACATAGTTTTTTTTCTCTATGCAGTAGTCCTATTTGGTATTATAACATAGTTGTTTTAGTTTTGCAATATCTATCTTAAAAATAGCCAAAAAACGGCTTTCGAAAATCGTTTTTAAGCCGTTTTTATTTTTGGTTAATATACTTTGTTGTCTTGATTTTGGCTGATTTAGTCTATTTTTACCCAACCAGTTGAATATTGTTCTGGTGTCCATACATTATTATCAATTAATGACTTATATAACACATCTTTCCACCAACCACATTCATCTTTACTAAAAGCAGTTCCTGCTGTTATTACTTCTGGGATAATTCTATAGCCTTCTTTATAATTAATATCTTCCCATAGTGTAGGTGCATTGTCTGGGTTATTTTCTTTTGTGTCCCATAAGTCTACATTTGCTCTTTTAATAACACCATTCCAATTAATCCTTGTGCCTGCTGTTATTAATTCGCCATTTTCGTTTAGTCTTGTAAACAATTCAGGTGTTTGACTTGCTTTATCATCTTCAAGGCTTGTTGAACTTAATAAAATATTCTTTCGAATTAATCTTGCTCTTTCTAATATATTCATCTACTCCACCTCGCCTGTTATAATATCGTATGCTTTCGCTTTTAGTTCAATTTCATCTAATTCTTCTTGTTCAATAAGCTCTTCTGTTTCTTCATAAGTATAATTAGAAGTTTCAATGTCTATTGCTTCATCATATATAGTATCTGTTTCTATTTGTTTTATTTTAAAACCTTCGTTTGAGTATGTTCTATAAAGTTTTACTCCATCATTTCTTGTTTTGAAAAATTCTTTAACTATCATCTTATACCTCCAATACTGGTAATTCGCTTATTGGCTTTATTTGGTCTGCGTATGTACTCCAATTTGTTGCAGTTTTATAACTTTCTACTAAATCATCTGGTACATAAACTAAGCAAGTTCCACTTGCCATACTTGAACCATTAAATGCTCCATAATGATTTATTACAACTACACGATTTTGTGGCAATACAATTTCAGAGAATTGAGAATTTCTAAAAGAATAATTATAAATCTGTGTCAAACTTGGCAAAACAATTCTTCCAGTTGTGTTCTGGAAATATTGACTTGTACCTGCTGACATATTCCAGCTATCTAATTGTATTAACTTACAAGCCGTTAATCCATAAAAAGTATAACCCATCATACTTGTTAGGTTTGGAAGAATTATTTTTTTGACATTAGTGCAATTTGAAAAAGAATAGTTATTTGCTTTCTCTAATTTCGGTAAATTTATTTCTTTCAAAGAGGTACAACCAGATAAACCATATGTTTGAACCTCTTTTACATTTGGAAGAATTATTTCTGTTAATGCTTGACAATTTGAAAGACCATTAGAACCGATTGTCGTGACATTTGGTAAATTAACACTATTTAAATTTAAACAACCATAAAAAGCATATGCTCCTATGCTATATATTGTATTATCAGTTATACTTGTTATAGTTCTCTCAATTAATCGTTTAGAAAACGCATCATAAGCTCTAGGTACAATTACTTGTTTTATATATTCTCCATTAAAATAAAACTCTTGGTCTTTTTCAAATGAAGGTTCTATAATCCAATCATAACCACCATATTCATCTTTTCTTAAAGGTATTGGTTCTACTTCTACTTGGTTAAGTCCTGAATACTCACTATCCGCAACAACTATTTGTTTTTGTTCTGTTGGTGCTACAACTTTATTAGGTTGTAACTCTACTTTTTTTACTTTTATATTATTATAACCATACTTATTTGATTTAAAGTTTTGTTCTACTCCTTTTGGTGTTATTTCTATATCTTCCAATTCTGGGAATACTTTTTGTACACTAAAATCAATATTTACTTTTGCAGGCTTTATATTAATTTCCATCTATCCACCTGCTTTCTCTTCAACTCTAAAACCCTTTTTCTTAACTAAGTTGCCTAGGAAAGAATTTTCTTGAAACCAGTCTATGTCATAAAAATAACTTCCCACTTCTAGTTTGTTGCTTTCTTCTTGAGTAAGAGCAAACTCTATTGTGTTGTTCTGAATATTTTCATATGTTTTAGAGATTAAAGCTTCTCCATTTATTTCTTTAAATATATTAATTGCAAATTTATCTTCAGCAGTAATTTCTGCCCCTTCTATCGTTATTTCTATTGGTAGAGTTATTCCATAATCTTTTTCTACCATTGTTATTTTTCCGTCTTTCTCTGTAAACATTTTATCCCTCCTAAAAAAGCAGTAGACTTTTACATCTACTGCTCATTTTTAAGCTTTTATTTTAAATATTCAGCATACATATATCCTTTTGTTCCTTTTGCCCAACCATTTTCTATTGAATATACATTTACTTTTGTTCCATATTTATATGCTGTTACTATTCCTGATTTTGTTGTAGGTTCTTTTCTTACATTTAAACCAGATTTTGCTGTAACAACCATAATCTTTGCGGTTGAAACTACTTCTCCAACATAAGCTGATATGTCTACATATGCTGTTCTTCCTGTTGCTGGAACATGTACCTTATCTACATTCGCACTTATGTTTTCTATCACTTTAACTGTTGTGTTTTTTAAATAATCATATCTAGTACCTGTTAAATCTGGATTGCTCCATAGATTACAATTTTGTTTTAATTTTTTAGTCGTTCCTACTGTACCTCTATCAATAACTTCTTTTGCAGGCTCTACATTTGTTTCATCTTTGTTTGTGTCTACTCCAGTAGGTTCATAAATCCAAAATCCTCCTGCATTAGCATAATTTTTGAAGTTTTCTATTGAACATACTACTTCTGTTCCTCTTATTGTAGCCTTATTATTTCTTCCTAGAATATTAAACTTATTAGAGTATAAGTAGCTATCATAAACTATAAAATTATCTCCTTCAATTCCTGCAATACAGATTATATGTCCTCCGTTAGTAAACAATCCTTCTCCACAACCTACTAATGCTAATCCGCCTCTTTTTAAACAAGCTATTAGTTCATTATAATCCGTTGTTCTTTTTGTTGTTAAATCATATTTATCTGCTATGTACTGATATGCTTTGTTTGAAGTTCCTCCGTTGACTCTTATTCCATCTTTTACAAACATATCTGCTAATTCTGGTGGTAATACTATCTTTCTTAACATACTTATTACCATTGCACAAGCACATACTCCACATCCTCCAGAACCTATTGTTGCTTTTGGCAATGCTTGACTTGGATATGGGTGTTTCGCCCATCTACTATCTATTTGACTATAATATATCTTATTCATCAACTTCACCACCTTCTATTCCTTCTTCGTTAAGTTCTGCTGGTATTTCTGTTGATGAAACTATTTTTAGTTTATCAATTTCTTCTTCCATAACCTATTCCTCCTTACTCTTTTTTTCTACTTGTGTGCCAAAGTAGAATGATATTATCATTAAGTATAAATCTTTAATGTCAAAATCTTTAAATATTGCTAAATAACATACTACTAATGTTAATAGTATTGTTATTATGCTTTTTACGTTGATTAATTTTGCAAATTTTTCTTTCATCAAACTCACTCCTTTTAAACTCCTAATTTTGTATATAATAAACCTAGCATTACTGCTATTAATGCATAAAACAAATAATCTATTAGTTTATCCCATTTCTTACCTTTCTCCTGTGATGTTGCATCTAGTTTACTATTTATTTTATCTACTGATGTTTCAACTTTTCCCATTCTGTAATCCATCTTCTCCATTATTGAATATGTTTTTTCTAACTTGTCTAACCTTGTATCATGTTCATCTAATCTCTTAGAATTAGATTTGCATTTTTCTTCAAACTTAATTAAATCCTCTACATGATTATCCAACTTTTACACCTCCAATTCTCTTAAGATTTCTCTACAATGTTCTCTTTCTTGCAAAATCTCTGTGTAATCGTTGTCTACTTCTTTATTTTGCAAAGCATATTCTTGCATTTTTATTACTACATAATCAGTATCCGATAAATATTGTTTAGCTTCTCTTGTTGCAGTTTGTCTTTCCATCTCTTCAACAGATGGATATATTGATAAGATATTTTTTATCTGTTCTTCTGAATATTTATCCATATTTACATCCTCCTATATGTTAAAGTCATGCTAGTATTAGGTCCTTCAAAACATCGTATAGTTCCTGTTTTTCCACAATTAATACCCATCTCGAAGTAATCTCCTTTTTGTGCATACACACCTCTTACACTACCTTGTAACTTTCCATAATATTGTTCGTTTCTAAAGTACTCATATGCTACAGACGTATATTCTGCACCATTTTTCAGTACGACTAAAATATAATCGCTATTGGATACATAATCAACTAAATACATATCAAAGGCAAGTTCAATGTCTATAAATCCAGTTTTATTTACATAAATTCTTTTATTGGTATTATCCCATGTGAAAAGCGTGCCTATTGTATCTGCTTGATTTAATTGTATTTTTTGTATAATCCATGCAGTATTATAAGCAAAAGTAGATGCTCCACCCCCATTAAAATATGCTCTACAAACATCTTCACACATAGCTCTATGTCCATCTATTTGGCAACTTCCCCCAATTCTTTCATCATATGGTCTTCCTAAAGAAACCCCATTTCTGTGAAAGGCTATTCCCGGTTTCCCTGCGCCAAGCAATATGTCATATGTCGCTGGTGTCCACCCTATCTCATCCGACACAATTACTCTAATGTTATAGCTGTTAGTTATTTCAAATCCTTCCATTTCGGCATCTCCAGCAATAAGTAAACTGGCTGAAAAAACATCTCCCGAAATATCAAGTATAAGGTCTGTTTCTCCTTCTATGTATTCACTATCTGTTGTTTTCTTATACTCATACTTGCATGTGGTTATTTTGTTATGAACTGCTTCTGGATTATTGACGTCTCCAAAACAATCATTCCAAAACTTTCCACTAAAGGTTAATCTTGTTTCTGAATTAACTTGTTCTGTTCTTACTGCTGAGCCTTCCGTTATTTTAGGTTTAAAATAATCTTTCCAAGTTGCAAATGTTTTTGTCACAGGGTTGGGACTATTTTTTCTACTATCTATTGCATAAACCATGAATGTCATACTATCTACATAACCTATTTCCAAAATAACATCTGAAGTTTCACTATAAGGAGCTTCTACTGATTTATTTCCACATACTAGTCGATATTTATCCATTTTTGCACCATTTTTCGCTATCGCTCTGTTTGCTGGAGAAATAATAACTTGCAGATTGTTATATCCATTAATGATTGTTTGATTGTCGCCTGTTAATTGTGTAGAAACTGTTCCATTATCTCTGTATTCGCAATTACTAAATACTGGATTAGAATTTACTACTGTCATAGTTTTGTCTACAAAATCCCAATATGTTGCAACTCCATTCACCAATGTTGCAACAACGTACCTTACTATCAGTTTGTTAGAATTTGGACACAAAGAATATAACAACGTCCTTTCTTCTTCTGTAAGTCTAAAAGTATAGCCTCCAGAGCCTGTTATCCCATTCCTTCGGATTGTATTATTACCCACTTCTAAATATAAATTAACTGTAGCACCACTAGAGTTAGTAAATTCCATATATGCATTTGCATCAGAATTGAAATCAATAGCATAACTTACTCTTGCAATATCTTTTGTCGTGCCATATATGTATCCACTTTCCGTCCATAATTGACCATTTTTTCGTCTTATTTTTGTTCTAATACTATATTGTGTATTAGGAGCTAATCCTACAATAGTGTATGTTGTACCAGAAGTATCAGTCCACGCCCCACCATTTAAAGAGTATTGTACCCAGTCTATTGTGTGGTCTGCGTTCCACTTTACTGTAATTGAATTTAATCCTGTTGAAACAACATAATGTTCTGTAAGGCTAGCATATCTTGGGATTGTAGTTAAAATTAAGTTTCCACTTGGATAGAAATCCCCCGGGCTATATGTACCACTTGCAAAATTCATTACTGCTGAACAAGGTATTGTTTTAGTTCCATCATTGTTATGCGTTATTGTAATTGTACCTTCACATACTGTTTGAGCTATATTGTATGACATTGAACTAAAATATAATCCGTTACTTGCAACTACAATTCCATCTATCGTTACCGAATAATCAAGCCAATAATCACTGAATCTTCCTGAACTTCCTGATATTAATTCTAATCTATATCCAACATTTGAAGTGTTTGAAGCTATGTCATAACTATTTTCCCAAACAGTTAACCTACCAGTAAAATTCGAAGCATAACTTCCGCCACTGCTTCCACCTGTTTGTATAAATTCAGCCATACTATTACTCTCCTTCTACTTCTTCAAAATAATAATCTCCTACTAACATATCTGCTGGAAAATCTTTTCCATCTAAATTAACAATTACTGTTCTAATAACGCCAACTTGTCCTAATATTTCATCATCTTTTTTTACGTTATAAATTGTTCCATTTTTAATTTCTTTTTTAAAAACTTTTTGTGAAAACTCTTGACTATTCATAACTTCCCTCCTACAAAAAATAAACAGCAAAAGATAATGTTGCTGCTCATTTTTAAGCTATTATAATAAACTTGAGAGCCACGTTTGGTCTCCGTACTTGTTTTATTAACAATCCTGATATTTGAGCTTGTCCTCTTACTACAAGTTCCTCCATTTCAGAACCCCTGTCAGTTGCTTCATTTACAACTTTCCCAGTAGCTATGTTGTATGTTCTGTTACCATCTGCATCTATTCTATGATAAGTATTTTTCTCGGAACTTCTTACCTCAATACCTCTTCCAATCTTTACCGTATCTGTTCTTACTTCATTTGGATTTTGTGTCCATATTTCTTTTTCTGAACCTACATTTCCTAGCAAATCTACCACATATAATGTGTTATCTGTATCTGATAGAAACTCGACTGTTATATGATTTGATTTTACTTCTACAACTTCACTAAAATCTGTCCATCCTACTTCTGTTAACGGATATTCTTTATCATTTATTTTTACACTTGCACTTGCTAATTCAGGTCCTACTTTTTTATATTTAAAGCTTACTGTATATGTACCATTTTGCACATTAGCTATTTGAGAAGCATTACCCTCATTGATTATATATCCCATACCGCTAACAGAATTTTGTTGAATTTCTGTGCCTGAAAATTCTTCAATGTTAAAATTTTCTTCACTTGACCAATAAGCTTCATCATAATAAAATATATTGTTTCCACCTTTATTAGTTAAAGTGTTTGAAAGCCCATCAATAGTTTCTTTTAGTTCATTTATTTGAGATGTTTCTCCTTCTACTTTTTCTATTCTTGCAGTTGTTGAATCTAAATCTTGTTTTATTGAATTTATTTTTTTCTTTTCCTCGTCCTGTACTTCTATTATTGATATTATCTCTCCGTTGATTTTATCAACTGCTAATTCCGTCTTCTTAAATCTTGTTTTTAAATCTAAAGTGTTCTTATACATACTTTGCGTTTTTGTTAATGCTGATGTCTCAATATTGCCTGAAAACGCCCCATCATATTTTAATATGTGATTAAAAATGTAAGAACCATATTCTGTATCATTTACATTCGATATTTTAATTAAATCTGTGCTATCAACATAAGGATAGCCATAATAAGTGGTTTTGTATGGTAGATAGGTTATTCCCTTAATCTTGTTAAAAATATTGTCTATAACTAATTCTCGTTGCTCTACTGAGTTTAAAATAGGGTTGTCCGATATTGTTATTGCATATTCCCCATTTTGATTTATGCTTTCCCCATCACTTCTTACAGTCTCTTCTCCATCTACCCCACTATTCATTTTTAAAATAAGTTTATTTATTGGTCCAAATGCTTTGTTGGGAGTAAACGTATCATAGTTATTCCCATCTATATTCTCTACTGCATCTTCTAAACTCAAATTAGTAATATATACTTTATTATCCCTACCTATTTTTGCAATTCCACCAGCGATTTGAGCAATAGCACTTAATACTGTTCTACAATCTTCATTGTTAGTAAAAGGATTTCCTTGAACCATATAATCTGAATTTGTAAAATCCATATTTCCTGCAACTAAACCTACTTGAAAACATAAATTTGAAAAATATGTTCCCAATTTTAGTGGATATGTATTATTGTCTACAAATTCTTTGTTAAATTTAACCATATAGTCATATCCCACAAATCTTGTCGTTGCTTGTACTTCTTCTGTGTCTGGTTTTTCTATTATAAAATTGCCATATGATATTTCTTCTTCCCCTAAAGTAATAACTAGTTCTGCATCAGAAACAATATTGTTTGTACCTTCATACAAGTTTAATGCTTTTATATTATCCCAAGCCTCTTGTTGTTCTTTCGTATATGGGATTGTTTCTTCTTTTAATAGTTTGTATTCTGCTATTACTGGTGTTCCATTTGCATATTGTTCGGCAAGCCAAGATTTAAATTCATCAACACTGGCAAAATTTGCTCTAATTCTTAAAGAGTTTGAATTGACTGAACCCTCATACATAATTCCTTCTTGGTCTAAATTCCATATTCTTCTATTTATAAAGTGTGTACATATAACAGGGCTACTTATTTCGGATATAAAATTTGTACTTGCTATACCGAAATAATTATTTTCACATTCAGTAAGTCCACCTTTACTCATTGATATATTTTCTGTACCTTTAAAAATAAATTGTCCTTTGACATTATGTATTCCATCATCTGCTAAATAACTTCCTTCAATTAGCTTTTGTCCTTCTGATAGTGGGAAGTAGACTATTTGTTCTTTGTATAGTTCGTAGGCTGTTGCTACTGTGCCTTCTTCTAGTTGTAAATAGTCTGGAAGAGTTTGCGTTGCATCTTTATCTTGCCAAACCCTTACATATGATACGTTATTATCTGTTATCGTGAATGCAGTGTTATAAGATATCGTTTTACGAGATATGAAATTCTTGTTTTTATCAAAATATGCAACCTGATATTGTCTTTCCATTCTTCTTGAATCGATATAATAACTTGCAAAAATATAACTTCTGTTTTGTGTAACCTTAATAAAATTTGACAATAAATTATTGTTTTCAGGTGTTTCAACTCCACTACTACTAATGTATGCTTTTGTAATACTTGACACTAAATTCTTCCCTGTTACTTTTACTGCTAATGAGTTAAAAGGAATATATGGTGTTGCTTTTGTTCCTTTCTCAAGTTGTGCCCAATATTTGCCACTTTCAAAATCATCTTTAGTAGGAAATATATTGTTTCCCCCACTTACTCTAACCCATATCCATAATTTACCTTCATTATCTGTTTTTATAGTTCTGCTTGGTGAAAGTGTCATTATTCCACCAGTATTAGAATTTGGGGTTATGTTTGGTAATGTAATAAATAGCGAAGCCACCTCTGATGTATAACAATTAGCTGATAATGTATAATCAGTATTTGGTAATAAAGTTATTTCTGTATATTTTATATTGCTATTCATGCTTGAATCTCTAAGATTGTCTAAAATATAATTATGATTAAATAAATTCTTTCCCTCTATATTCTCTATCGAACTTGGAAAATCTGGCGAAGGCATTTCTCCGTATTGTTCATATTCTGTTGCTACTGTACCTTTTTCAACTTGTACATTTGAATATGTTAATGTTCCTGAATATTCAGAACCATACCAACCACTTATTACTAAAGCCCATTTCTCACAATTACCAGAATTAAATGTGAATGTATTTATTTGACCGATATTTCTAATTTCACTACTAGCTAATCTACTTATATAATTATCATTAGCATCATATTCAATTATTTCAACAACTCCAACTAATCTTGTTCCAGTTGAAGTTATCGAATTTACAAATAATGATATAGTGTAGTCAGTGTTTTTTTCTAAAAACAACTGAGTTCCAATGTCCCTAAGACTACTAAAATTACTTGTAGTTGTTATTGTTCCATCGTTATTTATTGTTGTTAAACTGGCTACTGTTCCATAATTGAAAGCATTATTTATATCAAATATATTCTTCCCACTTCTAGTAGCTTGACTACTTTCTCCGTGTAAGCTTATTTTTGGTCTTATAGGTTTAGCATCTAATATCTGAATTTTTTTACCTTTATAAACTTGTTCTTGCTCGTAATGTTGGAAGCCAAAGCTTACTTCTACTTCCTTGTTTTCCAAATCATAAACATTATCATCATTAAATAAATTTACTGTAACTTTTTTTGCAACAGTAGTTCCTATAAATTTATCATTTACATAGCATTTATCTTCTATCTGTATGTCTTTAATGTCGGTGTTTTCTGCTATTGTAATATCATCTTCTATTACTCTTATTCTGCCTATTGCCCCAGATGGAGTGTTTGATTTGCACATTTTTTTAAATTCATTGCTTACTGATTGCATTTTTTACTTTCACCTACAATTCTATTAATGATTGGCTTACTGGTTCATATAATTTACCAAGATATTGTCTGTCCCATTTCATTGATGTTTTCCTATCTCCACGATAACATTGTATTGTTTGATACTTTCCTGTAAACGGATTAAAAAATTCTACTGTCAATTCTCTTCTTGGTAATTTTTCGTATATTTTTTCTAGTTCTTTTTGATGGATAGGTCGAGTTTTAAATATAATTTTGTACTTTGTTGCTATATACGCAAGTCGCATTGTTCCTTTTGCATTTCTTCCTGCATCTTTACTTAAGTCATATTCTTCTACTTCATATCCTGCAAGATATTCTATTGTTTGTCCGTCTACTTTTATTAAATTACTTGGTACGTATGTACTATCTACAAAATCTGATATAAATGTTGTTGACATATTCCACCTTCTATCTAAATAAAACGAGCTACAAGTAGATTGTTTTTTCTACCCATAGCTCATTTTTAAGCCTTATTTTTTTGTTTTACTAAATTGGTACTGGGAAAGGTAATTCCCCAGTTTGCATTACATGTTCTTTAAAACCTTGTGCTGCTTTTTTTACTATTATTCCTTCATCTGCTCTTATATCTAATTGAACTGATGATGCTTTTGGCATTGCAGAAGCAACTGCTTCATATACTCCTCGACTTACTGCTTCTACTATTTGTGAATTATTTGCTACTGCTGTTCTCGAACCTATTTTACCTACAAGCTCTGGTCCTGCTTCTCTTGCCAAGAATATTTCTCCCATATCTGGGAATCCCCCTTCGGCATAACCATTTAATTGATTAATTAATGATTGTATATTAGTTGAATATTTTTTGAACGATGTACCTAGAATAGGATTTGAACTCATAGTGTCCATTAAACTTTTAGCACTTTGTAACTTCTTTTTTAATGTTGAATAATCAATGTTCAACCCCATGTTTATAGAAAATGTCCCATCTAAGTTTTTAGTAATTAAACTTAGTTTTCCAGCAATACCTTTTTGATGATTTGCTATTTTTTCTTCTGCTAATCCTAATTCTTTATCAATATTGCTTGCAATTTCAGTATCTAAACCAATTTTGTTTAATTGTTCCTGAACAGATTTATATATTCCTTGTGAATCTTTTTCAATGTCATATCCACTATCAATAAGTTGTTGCTCTACTATTTTTAAAGACTCATACACTGTCTTCTTTAGGTCTAAAACATCATCTTCATATTGTTTTGTAACTCCTGTTCTTGTCTCTTTTAAAGCTTCTAATCTTTCTTGAATTTCCTTATATTCTTCACTTTCTTCCCCATGTACTTCTTTAGTTTTTTCTAACTCTTTTTCTGCCCAAGCAATTGCTGTATTGATTTGTTCAACTTTAGTTTCATAGTAACCTTTTAATTTTACTTCATTGTCTGTATATAAGTTTCCTAAATCTTCTGTATATTTTTTTGCAGTTTCCCAATTTTCAAAATCTATTTTTGCTCCTATTTGGTTTGTCAAATGTTCTACTGCTGTCTTTGTTGTATCAACAACTGCTGTTGTTTTTTCATATTCTGCTCTTGCTTCTGCTATTAAAGTGTTGTATTCATCTTGTGTAATCATTCCCTTTTCTAATTGAGTGCTGTAATCTTTCAATTTTAATTGAAGAGTATTAAAAGCTTCTCCTTCTGCTTCTGCTTTTCTTATGGCATTTGCTACAACTAAATCTGCTGTTTCTGTACTTATATATCCTTCATCTTTCAAACTATTTGTTAGTGAAATAGTTGAGTCTACAAATGCATCTCCGCTTTCTTTTACAATTCTCCTCATTTCATCTAATATAGAATTTAATTCTGCAATATCTTCTGCTGTTGTTTCGTATGCACTATTACCCAGTTTTGTTAAAAATATGTCTAAAGTCTCTGTGGTGTCTTCTAAAGCTTGTTCGTTTTCAAGATATTTGTTATGCAAGTTGTTCCACTCATCAGAAGAAGAGACTATTTCTTCCACTAATTGCTTGTATTTATTATAATAATTTTCTATCTTTTGACCGCCATTATCAAATAGCTGTGCTCCTGCGTATTCAAGGTTTGCAAATATTTCTATTGCTTCACGAGCTTTTTCAAGTTCTTCATCATCTAAATGAAAAACTGACTTTGCTTCATCTGACGTCCATATATTTTTTACGGTTTCCACATATTTTCTATAATCTTCAAGAGAATATTCGGTTTCTGGGTCAAACATAACATCAAGACTTGAAGCAAATCCTGCATCAATTACTCCTCCATCAGACAAAGCTTTTTGCAACTCTTCAAAATAATATTCGCTAAGTCCATCATACATACTTTGTTCTGTATTTGCTACTCCAACACCTGTTCCTATTGCTGTACCTATCGCTGCTCCAACCGCTGTTCCAAATCCCGGAATAATGCTTCCTATAGCACCACCTATTATTCCTCCTGTTGTACCTGAAGCAGCCCACGAACCAACGGAAGCTTTTGTCCAAGCATCTTTATCAGATACTTCGCCACTCCTTAGATATTCAGCATATTCTTTTGCAGCTATTTCTGCTAGTCCCCAACTTATTGCTATGCCTGCAACTGCTAGTTGAATTTTATTAGTTAATCCTAAAATTCCACCGTTGCCAAGACCATCTATTATTCCGCCTATAACTCCTATTGCTTTAGTCGCCAACCATGTTCCTACAACTGTTTTTAACACAATTTCTATTGTATCTAATATTTCTTTTACTCTTTGTGTATCGTGTTCAACGTCTCCTGTAAGTCCTAGCCAATCCATTATTTTTTCTTTAATCTCGGTAGCTTTCATTCTTACATTACCCATTAAATTGTCATATTCACTCATTGCATCTAGTAATTTATCATCAATGCCTGTTGATGAAATTCCTGCTGAACCTCCACCAGAACTTGTGTCTGTTGTTATATTGTTTATCTCATCAAATCCCATAAGTTGTGCCTTTAATTCTTTTGCACTTCCTACCGCTCCGCTAAGACCTGTTTCTAAATCTTCTATTCCTGATTGGTCTGCCAGATTTGAATTTGAACTTGAAACTTCAAAACCAAACAAAATTCCAACTAAATTAAGCAATTCTTTTATTGCCATTATTGCACCATTTATATATGGCATTATTTGTCCTAACAATCCCTGAAATAGATTACCTATTGATGTCTTTAATTCTTCAAATTGACTTCTAAATACTTTTAATTGGTTTGCTGGACTTTCTATTGTATTTGCGAAATCTCCGTGAGCAGAACTAGCTTGTCTTAATACTGCTATGTAACGCAATATCATCTTTTCTGCTTGCGATAATTCGCTTATACTTCTGTCTAAACCTAACTCTTGTAGTAATGGTGCTAAGGATTGTTGTGTTACATCTAAGCCATAATTTCTTAATGGTTTTGTCTGTCCTGCTAAAACTCCTGCCCTTAATGCTTCCATTGTATCTGACTCTTCTCTGTTGAATAAAGATGCCAAATCCATTCCTAGTTTTGTTAGATTTTCAGACATTGTATAAGAAGCACTATCTCCAATGCCCATACTTTGAGCCATTTGATTGTATAAGGCTTGGTATCTCATTGTTTCTTCAATATTAGTTCCAAATCGTTCATTTAGTTCTTTTTGAAATTTTAATGCCTTTGTATAATATTTACTAGAAACACTGTCTAAATTTCCAAATTCATCTACTGTTTTCCCCATAGAAACTTCAAACAAGTTCATAGTTTCTACTAAGTCAATACTATTTTCAGCAGTTTCTTTTAAAAAGCCTGAAACTCTCCTAATCCCATAAACAAGTCCTGAGAAGTTTAATACACTTTTTAAGTTTTTAGCAACTAATTGAAATTTATTAAGATTTGATGTTGCTTTTTTTGTCTCATTATTTATATTTTTTAATCCAGTAGCACTTTTCATTGAATTTATTGCAGTTTTAGATTGATTTACATATCCAATTATTTGTTCTAAACTTTTTATTGCTTCTTTTGCCTCTACTACTATTTTATTCTCTAATGTGTCTACATTGTAGTCTGACATCTAATCTCACCTTCTATCGCTTTGGGATGCAGTACTTTCTTGCCTCTGTTTAGGCTTGCCCTAATCATTTCTTCATTTTTTCTAATTTCTTCTTCCATTAGCTCTTGCTCTGTTTTAGGTGTAGAATTGAATTCATATGGTTTTCCACAATAACTTAGTGCTGGTTGTCCTTCTTTTCTTAATGCATTATGTACTACTACTGCAATAGCTTCGTAAACATATAGACCTATTCTCCAAGCTTGTTGATTTTCTAGCTCATTTTGAATTTTTAATTTGTCCATATAAACTTTTCGGTATGTCCAGAGCAAGTCTGGTTCTTCATACCAAAATTCTTGCGTAGACATACCGAACGTTAATGCTAATGGTAAAAGATATTCTCTGAAAAATTCTCTTAATGAAAAATATTGTTTTTTTTCTTTGCCATCATCTTTATCTTCTAAATCTCTATTGTCTCTGCTGTTATCTTCTCCTTCTTCCCACTTTGGAATTTGAAAAAACCCATATATTCTCCTATAAGGAATGAATTTATCTCCCCTATATCTCCACCCTTTTCTTGGTATTTTTCTCTTATATCTGTTGCCATTTCAGCTGTTGTTCTAGGCTGTTTTGCTAATAATGCTGAATGGAACAGTTTGTCCATTTGGATTAAAGGTTGTGTTTCCATCAAATTCAAACAGAAACCTAATCTTTCTGCATTTTCTGCATCTTTTCTTGTTGGAAAAGCTAATATATATTCTTTCCCTTCTACTTCTATTCTTTTTGCTTTTGCCATAATTCAATTCCTCCATTAAATAAATTTATATTCCTTATTAAGTTCCGCTTGCTGGTATTAATGCTGATACTTGCTCTGCTGTTTTATCTGTTATTTCTGTTGCAACAATATGTAATGTTGCTTCTTGTGCTGAACCTGTTGAAAGTTCATTTTTCCAAGTTTGAACTGTTCCTTTTATATATGTTCCTGTTCCATCGCTAAATACGATTAAAAATTCGTGTACTTCTCCATCACATAAAGCTAATGCTTTTGCATATTTTTCAGGTGTTCTATTGTATGTAAAATCTTGGTCTGGTGTATCTACTCTATCTGATATAAATTGTTTTCTATCGCTATGCATTTCTGTTACTTCAATAGTTCCTCCTGCTGAACCACTTGCTGGAACTGTTCTAATTCCAAACAACCATTCATATTCATCAGTTCCTTTATGATATAACTTTGTTCCTACGTCTGAATAAGCTACTGCATTTTCCTCCATAATAAATTACCTCCTATAAATTCTTCTATTTTCATCAATTATTGCGTTATAACGCATATATAGCCTGTCTACATTCCTATCTGCATTTGGTGTAGGAATACAAGCCCTTCTGTACATACCATACTGGTTATCAAAAACTTCATTAACAAGACCTTTAAGTTCCTGCACAATTACTTGTTTTGATATGCTTCCTTTATCGATTGCATAAATTTCAATATCATACTCTATTTTGTGTTTTTGGTCAGTTTTATCTAAATTTTCGTTTTCAAGAGTATTGTTAATCTCTCTTATAACAACCAAAGGAAATACTTTTGTTTCTTGTGGTGGAGTGCTTAAAACATATGGTGAATACTTTGATTTTTCTGTTATATGTTTTCTTGCGTTTTCATATATCTCGTCATATACATCTGGCATTCCCATTGTTTTATCCCTCCGTTTATACAAAAAAGCATTGTTAATCTGATATTTCTGACAACAATGCTCATTTTTAAGCTATCTATTTTTTTAACTTTCGAAATTCTTGTTTTGCTATTTTGGGTGCCTTTTCTCTTGCTCTTTGAGCTGCAATATAGAATTTCTTTTGTGCTGATTGACCTTTTGTCCAACCAAAAGTACCATCTTTTTTAGGATATACCCAACCTTTCTCACCATGTTCATTGACATCATACTGCCAACCTGACTTTGCTAATGCATCATCTACATGAGGATTTTGGCTACCTACAATACCTGTTCCAAATTCTCTGTATGTATCTATTTTATCTGTGCTTCTTGCATATGCTATTGCTTTATTCCCTTGCATTTCAGCAGGTATGATTTTTACACTTTTGTAAGTATCTTTTCCTGCCTCTTCTGCAATTCTTGTAGCAATATTAGGTAAAGCTTCAAGTATCTGTTTTTTCTTTAACTCTAATGCTTTAATGTATTCTTCTAAACTTGATACTGAAAGTCGAGTTTCAAATTTTGCATTGATATTCATTTGCATAATATCAACCTACTTTTCTGATAGTTTTTCAAAATACAAAACAACTGCCTCATTTTGACTTAAAACTGCATCTATTCTGTAATTTGCTTTTTGCCCATATACTTCTTCATTTTTAGGTGATTGTCCATCTAAATATGCTAAGTCATCTACTTCAAACTCTCCAAAATACTTATCATAATCAATTACTGCCCTTTGCATCTGCATAGATTTTTGCCCGTAATCAGCTATTCTTGTTCTGCCACTTGTCGTATTTGTTGTTCCACCTATTGGCTGAACATTAAAAGTATATTCCTTTGGTTTTTCATATTCTACTTTGCTATATTTGTTTAAAACAATTTGCCCCTCTGAGTCTCGTTTCCTTTTTGCAATATATATTTTTTTTCTCCAACGATTCATTGCATTTCTCATCTTGGAACACCTGCCTGTGGTGGAGGCAATTCTCCCAATAGTTTAGAAGATAGACCCATTTCTTCTTTGGTCCACGCAAGGGCATTTTCACTATAAGAGCTATAATCCCCTTCGTCATGTAAATAGTATAATTCGATAGCACATCTAGTCACCCAATTCATATATCTTGATGGTATATCTGCTTCTGTTTTATCCTTGTCAAAAGGATAGACTTTATTTAAGAAAACAAGTTTGGCATCTTCAAGCATGTCTTTAAAAGTATCATCTTTTTCGCTATTCTCTGTCTCTTCTAGGATTTCTCTACGCATTCTTCTTAATTGTTGTTTCAAAATTGTTTCCTGTTCGCTCATTTACAGTCACCCTTTCTCTATCGAAATTATTGTAAACAAATCAACATTTTTGTCTTCTTCGACTGCCATTATTTCTAGCATTCGTTCTGGAGTAACTGTAAGGATTTCTCCTGTTCTGACATCTCTTTGTAAAGCTTTGTCATTGTAAGGATTTGCAACTCTTATTTTAATATGTTTGTCCATAATTCTTTTACTCCTGTTTGTTGATATTTTGCTTCTTTTGGGATTTTATTGTATATATCTAAAACTTGTTTTTTAGTTAATTGCATATCGAATGGTAATATATATCCATTTTTGCCATTTACTATTTCAACTTTTGCATTTGGGAAAGGTGTTACTAATACTGGTACTTCAAGCATTAAGCTTTCATACATCGTATAGCAAAAACTTTCTGTATCGCTCAGTTGAACTACATAATTGGCATTTTTAATCAATAGAGATGTGTCTTCTGTTACTGGTCCATGAAGATACATGTTTTTATAATCTTTGTGGTTATAAACATTCGTACAATACACATCCCAAATATATGGAATATCGTATTTATCAAACAAATCGCATAATTGCTTCATTCTTTCATATCCTTTTTCTTCTGTTAGCCTTGTTAGGCTCAACAACCTCAATGGTTGTTTAACAGTAGTATTCTCTTGATATAAAAGATTTGGAATAACTATACTGTCTTTTCCATATTCTCTTAACGCAGATTCCTTTGCAGCTTCACTTACTGCAATAAATTTCGTTTCTGGGTCATAACTTTTAAATTCCCATTTCCAAAACTTCTTCATTTCCGTCCAGTCGCTATGTATCATTTGATAAATTTCTTTGTATTTAACATGTTTTAAATTCTGTTCATCGACCAAAACACTTGTTATTATACAAATATCACACTCTATTGTTTCTATGGGTTCACAGACGATTGTGGCATACTTGCTGAGAGATAAAGCTTGCTTTTTATCTATCAATCCACAAAGTAGTGTTATGTCATAATCCTTGTAAAATGTTTTCAAGAAATTGATTATGAAGGTTTCTATCCCTCCAACTTTATTAAAATAATGTTGGCATAACACCACTTTTTTCATCCGTTTATCCTCCTACGCACTTACAGTAACAACTTTTCTACCGATTGGTTTTGTGAAAGTTGTTGATAATCCTGTAATTTTTCCATGGAATAATTCGTTTCCGTAGTCTAGTCCGAATTGTCCAAAGATTTGATATTTTTCACCTGCACCTGTTTTAGCAAGTAATTCTCTGAAGAAGTTACCTTTACCCGGTACTGGTTGTTCAACACCTCTTATTGCATCGAAGTTGAATAAGTATGCTGTTCCTTCTGGTATAAATTCACCTAAAGCAACTGTAACTTTTCCTAGTGGCATTAATAGGTCTCTAACTTGAATACCGAATTCATTAGCATAAGCTTTTCCCATTTCCATGCCATTTTCTACAGCATTACCATTTAATTGGTTTAATGATATAGTATCTAACCATAATGTTAATCCTGATATATCTCCGTTTTTTTCTCTAATTTTTTGCATTAATTCATTTACTAACCACAAGTCTAATGTTGCTCCATTAGCAGCTAATACGTTAGTTGTGATTGCAGCGTTCATTCCTCTTGTTTTATTTACTGTTGCATCAGTTGTAGCTTTGTTATAAACACCTTGAATGCAAGTTTTTTCAAGACTTCTTTGAATTTTCTTTAATTTTGCAGCTGTTTGGAAGTCTAATTCGTTCATTGGGTTAGCTTTTTGTCCAGCTATATTTGCTCCTGATAGAGTTCCCATGTTTGATTGTTTTGCATAAGATATTCCTATTGATTCATGGAATATTTGAGTTACGTTAGTATTTTGGCTTCTTGTTACTCTTGTAGCATTTGGTGCTGTTAAAGAAGCTGATTCAGATATACTTGGTATATCTCCTTCTTCTGATGTATAGTCTTGTCCTAATACGAACTCTACTGAATTTGTTATAGCATTTTTACCTGCTATCATTGATAAGAACGGTGTTCTTGTGTTTCCTTTGTTAAATAATGCTCCGCTATAATTCAAAGTAGCGAAACTTGTTGCAAATTCGTCTGCCATTTTAATCTCCCCTTTTTTTATTAAATTATTTTATTTTGTTTGAGCTTCTGCAATTAATCTGCTATAATAAACTATTCCATTCATATCATTTTTACTTTGTGCTTCTGCAAAAAGTCTTTGATATTTGTCCACATCTGTTTCAGCCTTGTATTGACTATTTCCAGCTGGTGGTGGAGTTGTTCCATTAATAAGTTTATTTTTAATGTCTTGCTCTGTGCCTTGTTTTTGCTTAGTTATTGTTTGACAAATTTTCTCTGCCAAGCTCTTTGTTTTTTCTTCATCTAATCCTACGATGTCATCTAAAAATCCAGAATAATCTTCCTCTTTCAATCCTGCTCCTGCAAAAACACTTTGTGCAGAATATCTACTTACTTTTTTTAAAGCTTGTTCATATTCTTGTTCTTTTTGTTTTGCCAAAGCTTGTGCTTTTTCATCATCTGTCATCTTAGATTGTTTGTAGTCATTAAACTCTGTCTGTAAATTCTTAAAATTTGTTTCTTGACCTGCTAAGGTCTCTTTGAACCTTTTACGTTCATTTGCTAAAACATCTGCTGATACGTATTTGGCACTAACCATTTTTTGTATAGCATCAATTTTTGCATTATCATCTAATTCTGCATTAGACAATACGTTTGCTAATTCTTCGTTCTCCATCTTATTCTCCTTTCACACCTACCTCATTTTTTCCCAAGTGAGTGCTTGTATTGGCGTGTCTAGTGATACCCTCACTAGCAAGGTTATTTATATTATTAGATTCTTTTCCAGAATTTGAAATCTTAGTTTCTTTCCAGAAAGTATCTCCATAATAATTTTTAGCTTTTTGATAAACATCATTTGGGTCTGAGAATAGTCCACAGCTTGCAAATGCAACATCTGGTGGCACTTGAGCTGACATCATATTCATCAATCCTTGTGTTTTTATCAATAAGTTGTCTGATTTATTTCTTGTAAATTTAATATCTATATCACTTAATTTCAAATCTTTTATTCTGTTTTCTTTATCTTTACTTAAATCCTTACAAATTCTAATTGCTAACTTTAAAAATCTTCTTTCGGATTTTTTAAACGAAAGCTCATCTTGTTTTGCTCTTTCATCTGCTATAGTCCATCCTTCTCCTAAAAGTCTGGCTTGTCCTGTATCTCCTCCTGATGGCTTATCATTAAGTCTTGGAATTCCTACTGTTGACAAAATATTGTCATATGTATCATCTAGCACAATCTTTGTTTCACTATGTACTAATTGATTTGTCAATAATTTTACATCTGCAGGTTTGTCTGAGCTTTGAGAAGTTACCTGTATCGCTCCTAAAGCCACTAATTCTTTAAATCTTTGAGCATCAATTTCTTGGTTCACAAAAACTAATAAACTTTGTATAAACTGGTCTATTCCATCTATGTCTGCTGATTTTATTCTGTTCAATGTATTCAGTTCTGACATTACTAGCTCGATTAAACCTATCCTTGAATTATTTAATGGATATTCAATTATCCTTTGTCCTTGAATTGCTAGTGGATATGCCTTTAACTCTGTATTAAGTACATTTACTGGTTGAGGCAATATTGTTAGTTCAGAATTTTTTTCTTCAAACAAATATTTATGTTTATCTGTATATATTGTTATCACTCGATAATTTACTACCTGTGGAGCTTCTTCACTGTTCATAACATTATCCGAAAAATAACTTATATAGCCACTAAACAGTGGTTCTTCTTTAATTCCACTATGATATACTACGAATGTTTTTCTAGGGTCTGGCACAGATAATTCAAAAGGTGCATCGTCTTCTTCACCTTGCTTGTCCACTTCTATCCATCTGTAAGCAGTACCACATATATATTGCCATTCTGCTATTTCTTTATCTAAACTAGATTTATCTTCACTTTCCATAAATTTATTAAGCAAAGATATTTCTGGATTTAACTTTTCTCCATTTTTTTCACCTTTTTGAACATATTGGATAGGTTCTCCATAAACATAAGATTTTTTAAATTCAACTATTTCGTAAGCATGATTTTCTAAAACCTTATTGTTTATTTCTGGTCTAACTATCTTCTGTTTGTCCCATATAGGCTGTTTGCCTTTATAAAAATTGTACAAATAATCAATCTCGCCAGCATTTATTTCATGTTCTCTAAGGACCTGTGGCAATATTTTTAGCAATACTTCTTCATCTATCTCTTCCTTACTATATGATGAATATATCTTTCTTCTGCCAAAATACTGTATTATTTTTTCTGGTACTATCTCATTCTGTGCTGGTGCTGACATTATTTCTTCTTCAACATTTTCAACATTGCTTTCTGTTGTGTCTGACATTTAATCACCCCATATAACGCTAAAAAAATGAGCAGATAAATACGATTTCTCGTAAATACTGCTCATTTTCAAGCTATTTAATGGAGTTGAATTAGCAAGATACTGCATTCCCTCCACTACATAAACTGTATCTTTTTTAACCCCTTTGTCGCGCATAAAATGCGAACAAATACTCTCTCTTAATTTCACCCTAGCATAATTTTTATTGTTTGTCAATAGGTTTGTTGATTTTTTTTGCTTTTTTAATTTTAAATTTTCTGCTTACAAATTTATTGCATTTTTCTACATATATCACAGTTTCCCCATCTTTATTTTTCTTTCTATTTACCTTTTTCATATACTTGGTTTTAACATTACTATACCTATAATCGAAGCACAATTCATGATATAAACATCTTTGGCAAATATTACTCATATTCCCAACAACCTCCTATCAATTCCAACTGGAACACTTGGTTTGCTTCTTTCAAGTATCAATTCACTGGCACACATACAAATACTATCTGGAGCATCGTCATACTTATTTGGATAATCAAATGAATAAGTTGTTAAATTTTTCATGAATCTGCCATAATCTGTATTGGATTTTACTGTTTTCTTATCTCTAAAGACTATTTTTGTAATTACATCGTATCTCATATCTTTTATACGATTTTCTTTTTTTACCGTGTTATATTTAGTAATTATTTGGCAAGTAAAATTCTTTGCTTTTAATTTATCTCCTATTACTTTTGCTAAACTTTCGTCTGTATTTTCTTCTATTACTAATTTGCGTATGTTGTATGCAATTATAAGGTTCACTATGTCGTCGTAAAGCTCCCTTACAGCCTTTTGCCTGAACAAGCAAGCATCTAATATGTACTTGTCCCTAAAAGGTCTTAAAATCGGCATAGCGAGGTTATCTTTTCCTCTTCTTGTAGGGTCAATTACAGCTAAGCAATAATTTTCCGCTTCTTCTGGGATATTTTCAATAGTTTGTAGGTTATCCCACGCAAATTCTAACCCTGATGGAGCAATAGGTTCTTGTTGATAAACACAAGCCCATAAAAATGGGTCTGTTGTATCTCTTAATTTAATAGCCTCTTTTGTACTCATTACATCTGGACATGTTGATTCATCATTTTCATCTAGTAAGGGTATTCTTATAAATACAGCACTTCCGTCAACCGCTTCCCAAACATACTTAAATTTCTTGCTAGGAACTACTAATACTGTACTTTCAATGTCTTCTGATACTCTATTTAGTATATCTTCTGGCGACCACATTGTTCCTGCAAAAATATATTTTGTTGTCTTCCCTGTTCTTCTGTTATACCATTCTGTTTTCCAACTGTTATATATGTTTTGATGAACAGCGCTATTAGTTGCTTCGCTTGCTCCTTTAGTCATATCATCAAATATTATTGCTTTACTAGCTCTAACACCAGTTACAGACCCCTCTCTTGTTCTTGCAATATGCGAAGGTTGAACATCTGCTCCTTTTCCTTTTAATATCCAATCACTTTCCTTCTCTTTTGCAAATGGTTTGTCTCCATATTTCTGAAAATTAGGAAAAACATCCCTATATCTAGGATTTCTTATCGTTCCTTGTACAGACCTACTAAAACCTAGTACTAATTCTTCTGAATATGACATCCTTAATATGCTATTTGTAGTACTTAAACCATATATCCATGCAGAAAACATGTTTAAAGTATAAGATTTTCCATAAGAGGGAGGATAAGATGCAACTACGTACTCCAATTCTGGGTCAAAAGCACTCTTGTTTAGATAAAATACTAATGGTTTTAACACATCTCTTCTAGTTCCTAAAACCTTCTTAGGCATATCCCACTCTATATAATCTATAAAATGCTCCAAAGACCTTCTTCCAGCAAATGCATAGGCATTTTGATATAAAATATAATATTTATTCATCTGTTCTTCACTTTTACAAACTTCTATTCGATATTCTACAAGCGGAATTAAGTCTGTTATTGCATATCTACAAGCCTCCAACTCCACTTTTATCCTCTTTTTTTCATCTTTTTCACTATCAAAGTAATGTAATAGGAGTTGATAGAGGTTTTGACACATTTTAAATATTGATTCCTCGTCTAAATCTCTCTTTTTTCTTAGAATTAATATTATTTCCCTTATTGTCTTTTCTACTTCCGTCATCTGTTGCTCCTTTTTCCAAAAAAATAGAGCAACCATAAGGATTTCCCTTATAATTGCTCATTGTTAAGCCTATTTTTTAGACTTTCTTTTATATAAATTCTCTAACAATTCTTCTTGTTTTTTCGTTAAATTCGGATTAATCATATTTACTAACTGATATTTAGGCAAATTTAATGCATTTTCTATCTTTCTAGCCCTTTCAATCGTTAATTTATCGTATTTTATCTCTGCATTTAAGTGCATACGATAGACTGTTGTTTGACTTCCGTGTTTTCTTTCCTCTTCTGTCATCATTCTTGCTAAATCTGCAACTGTTAATCCTCTTTTTCTTAATATTAACTTGATATATCCTCCGATTGATAACATTTAATCACCTTTTTTGGAGCTTCCTGCAAGACTTGAACTTACTTTTAAGGTTTACAAGACCCTTGTTTTGCCAGTTAAACTAAGGAAGCATTATAATTTGTGTGTTAGACCTTCGCCTTACAGCTAATTTATCTTTTTAATTCCTTCAGCCACTAGGAAGACAAGTCTGAGCTATAGGTAGCGACCCTATAACTTCTTGCCCCTTTTTCGTCCACATGAAGCGAACCCCACCTACGCAGGATTGGTTACCTGCAAATTTCACCCGTCATTCAGATTGTATGTTGGATAATTCAGCTCTTATCCCTGTTTTATAATAAAATTATCTCGCATTGGGCTACTTTAACCTAGTTATGTCTTATAGTTTCTTTGCAGAAACATCACGAGAAATAGCATTGTTGACATTACCGACATTGCTTTACCTCTGTCAAAAGGTAAGGTATCGGCTTCTTCCCACTCGGGCGTCTATTATTGCTACGACAACTCTAGTGCTTTATTAAACGATAAATCCTGCACACTATCTTGCATTGACTTTTACATCTTCATTGCATACATTGCTGCACACAAAAGGCAACCTTACACAAGTATCCTTATGTCTGACAACCTTCAAGATAGTTCCAAGCCACATGATATTGTGGTTTAACACTTGGGTAACACACATTTGGAAGCGAGAGTAAGACTCGAACTTACGACCTCTAGCTTATGAGGCTAGTGAGCTGCCAACTGCTCTATCTCGCTATATGTTGGACATAGATTAGTCCTATGCCCAAACTGGAAGAAACCAAATGAGTTAAATAAGTGTAGTATCGTATAGATACTATGCAAAGCATACAGGTACAAGAATTAAGACCTTTGGGTAGAATTAGGCATTCTTGTTTGTAATAGCATTTTTGCCTCGCTTGCAGGACCTATTACCGCTCCCTGCTCAACCTCTATACGAAGCATCTTTATATGCTCTGCATACTATTTATATCTTGCCTGCTAGGTCGGCATAAGGAGAATTGCGTGCAACTATATATAGTCAGTCCTAGCACCTGTTATACTATAATTGACATCGGAGAAGGGGAATTGCACCCTTTAATCTGCCAAAGTGTACACCTATATAACAACTAGGTAACCTACCTCGGAGTGCTACTTTTACACTATCTCCAATATATAGAAGTACATTCCCTCAGGTTTGCACTCCCCTGCTACGCAGAATTTAATTTGTTTTGTTAGGTAGGTCGACACCCCTACATCTCTTGTAAGACCTATATACGACCTTCTTGCGTTACTATTGCTATTACCATCTTTGGTATTAGGACACCAGCAATAGCCGAGCGAGGAACATTTTACATATACAGGCGTGATAGCTGCCTTTCTATCCTCTAACATTCTATATCTCAGCCCTTTAACTACTGTTTCAAGTTAGTAGCTGTTGATATTAAACTTTTTCATGTATTCTTCTTGCTTCTTCCATAATGTCTGTAATTATACCTGCTTGAGTTCCAACTTTATATCCTAATGTGTTTCTATACTCTTCTGCTACATCGCATGATTCTTTAACTTTTTCACATATCGGTCTTTCTCCACAAAGTTTTGACTTAACTTCGCCTAGACACATTACTATTTCTAATAGCATCTTTGTATTTTCGTCTATATTATCTAAAACATTGTTTATTCTTTTTTCTTCCATAACACTTCTCCTTAAAATTCATACTCATACATTGTATCTTTTCCATACTGCATACAAATTTCGTGTTCTATCCTACATCCTCTTGCTTTATGCCACCCATTCATAAACAATACTGCATCTACTTTGCCTATTGCTTCGACAGATTTCGACAAATAATACAACGCTGTATCGTAATCTTTTGGTGTTTCTTCTGCAAATATTGTATCTACTACCTCATATCCTGCTTTTTCTAGCTTATCTACAACATTTTCTCTTTCTTTTCTAATTTGTTCTTCTGTTTTACCATTCATAGGCTGGCATATCATTACTTTTTCACCCATTATACCTACACCTTCCCTCTTTTTTATCCCATACTGCACAATTTTCTTCTTTGCACTCCATCTGCCTGTAGAAATTTACTACAACTACCTTTTCTAAATAATCTATATTATCTTCTCTTGGCACATTTGTCTGCTCGTGATAATTAAAATTCTCTATATACGGACATATCATTCTTTATCTCCTCTTATAGACGCTAAAACCACCATTGCAAAGAAATTTATCGCAATAGCTTGTAAAATTGTCAGATGCAATTCGATATTAAATGCTATAAATAATAAGTTTGCTGACAACCACAAAAATATTCCATAAAACAAGACTGTAAAAACTATATCTATCAAAGTATCACGTATTTTTACCAAATCTTTCTTCATAATTCAACTCCATCTTTAAGCCTAAAACAAAAGAGCTACACAAGAAAGTGGCTTGCACACTCTCTTATATAGCTCATTTTTAAGCTTATTCAATTATTTAATCAAACTTATTTTGACTGCTTGCATTATTTATATCATCTTTTTTAGCAGTTGTCAATACTAACTGCTAATTTTTTTTAATTTTTTTTACTCTCTCTTTTATACGTCATTTTTATCTCTTTTTTTTACTTATAAGTTTTAGTTTACATAAGGGTTATTTTGTTTTTTAGGATTATTCTTTAGGGTAAACGCATAGGGGGTATCTTTCTTAAAATAGGGGTAGGGTACACCTACAACACAAACATTGCACAAAATTAATATTTGACGCAATGTAATAACAGGATAAAAAAACGCTATAATTCGCTTATATCAAGGCTTTTAAAGTTTTATTGTTTTAAAAGTTTTATGTTTTTATTATATTATTCTTTTATTATAGGCGAACATTTATTCTTTTGTTACCTATTACCTAATAGTACATAAATATAATATAATAATAACACATTATAATAACTATAATATATAATAATATATATAGTGTAATCAATTAATAATATAATATATAAATAATTAATATATAATAATATATTTAAAATAATAATATAATAAACTACACTATAATAATATATATAGTATAATATAATAATACGCGGAAAGGAAAAAATTTCAAGGGCGTAATATCTATTATTATATTATTATATTATTATATTATTATATTATTATATTATTATATTATTATATTATTATATTATGATAAAGTATTATATATATTAATATTATAATATAATTAATTGGCGCGAAAAAATTAAAATTTAAATCTGTGTTTGTCTGGTGTTTCTCCTCTACTCCACTATTATATATTTATTATTTAATTAAATATATTACAATATAATCAAAAGAATATAATATAAAAGAATATAAAAGAATATAATATAATATAAGAAAAGAGCGAAAGGAGTGCGAACCCTCCTCGATTATTCCCCTACCATTCCCCGAATAGTCAACGAATATATTATATATTATAAAGCTATATTATAGCTTTATTTTTTTTACATAAAAATATTAAAAATGTTTATAATAAGTATTGACTTGTTATAACTATATATGTTATAATTATATACATAAAGGAGGGGTAAAAAATGGCTTATGTTGATAAAGATAAAATGAAAATATACAATGCGAAACAGCAAGAAAAATTCAAAAGATATACGGGAAAAATAGAAAAGGAAACTGCTTTACAGTTTGATAAAAAGCTAAGTGAAAATAATATAAAATTTAGTACTTGGCTAAAAAATAATATTGATAGATATTTAAAAAATTTTTAAATTTTTTCATAAAAAGTATTGACTTGTTATAACTAATATGCTATAATATAATCATAGCAAGGGAATAACAAAAAAACTTGTATAGTGCCACAGTCTGGTAAACTAACACTATACAAGCCCACGCAATAGTCTTTAATGTTGACAAGCAACATTTCACAAAACGTAAAATGATTTTTTAAAAACCGATTGCTTTTTTATTCTAGCATAAATATTTTAAAAAGTCAAATATAAAAATGAAAGGAGAAAAAACAAATGACAAGATATAATTTTAATAATTTATTTAAACAATATACAATATTCTATTTTATATATTTAATAATAACAAAACAAGATATTTTTACAAGTAATATATATAATACAATATTCTTTATATTATTAATAATTAAAATATTAATTGAATTTATAAAAGTTGTAAACGAATAAAAAAAAATTGTTGCTTGTCAAATAAAATAAATAAATTTAAAAGGAGTGTTTAATATGGTTTTTATATCAGAATTACAAAAAAATACATTATTTTTACTTGACAATTTAATTGACGGAAACAAAACGCATGAAGAAATTAAAAATATATTACTTTATAAATTCAATTACGAATTTGTAAAAGAAATCAAAAACGGTTATATGAGCAAGACAAAAACAAAACTTTTCAAAAACAATGAAAATAGTTTTGTAACATTAATAAGAAGGCGCAACGGCTTGGCAGACTGGGAAACAATAAAATTGAGTTAAAAAAGGAGTGTTTTAAAATGAAAAAATACAAAACAAATAAAATCAACTTACTTTTTACATTGTACGAATTAGAAGACAAAACACAATATAAAAACAAGGCTTTGTCAAAATACATTGACAAATTGCAAAAAAATAAAAAATTGAAAGGTTAAAAGGTGGAAAAAATGAAGAAAAAAATAAGATTTTATATTGGAAATAAAAACGACTTGAACGAACACGAGAAAAAATATAATAGAATAAGCTACAGACGACTTGTAGAAAGGCTTGGCGATATTTGGTTATTTAATCAAGCCCCAGCCCTTTCCGATTATGATTTTGAATACGAACTAAATAGCGACTATAACGAAGAAACAGACGAATACACAGACATATACCAATATTATCTATTTGATATTAATAGTTACATGATAGAAAAATTGCAAAAATTACAATGTACGGACTTAATAATCGCATGGAGTGCAAAACTTGAAAATTATATTTTGCTTGTTGACCACTTTGGAACATCTTGGGATTATGTTTTGACAGATATAATTCCAACGACTAAATATGACGAGGCAGATTTATAGAAAGGAGCGCGGGAAAATGGAAGATATCAAAATTTTACAATACAAAAACAAATTTGGCTATACTCCCCTACAATTAGAAATAAATTACACACAAAAGGCATATAAAAAGGGGCATTTCAAAATAGGAGCAGACAAAACAACAAAAACAATGAAGGAATTTTTTGAAATTATAGACGATTTAAAAAAATACGGTTTCAGGGAGGTTTAAAAGATGGATAAGGAAAGATTAAAATATTTTGAAAGTATAATATTAAAATACAAAAATTCAATGTTGCATATATTTATTTTGTATTCTATGCATTGCCACGAAAACTATAATAAATTAAATTATGAAGAAATAGGAACAATTTTAAAATTCCTATATGTTGTATATATGAAAGACGAAACTTTCACAGATATTGGCAAGTTCAGCGACATTGCAATGGATAACTACGAAAAAATACTTGACGGAACAATCACAAAAAACAATATTTATAATTTATTATAGGAGGTTTTTATGGTCAATATTGAAGAATTAGAAAATAATTTAATACAAGATTTTGAGGAATATCTGAAAGAATATAATTTTGAAATATCAACAAATTGGATAGTAAACGAAAACTATATAAATAATTACTTAATGTCAATATTTTATGACATACAAGACAACACAGAAACGCCAGAAGAAATTGAAGAAATACAAAATAAATTTTATGAAATTTTAGACGATTACTGTTGCAGGAATGCAATACCATTATTTTAAGGAGGTTATATTATGAAAACTATAACAAAACAAGTAAATATTTATAAATTTGACGAACTAGACGAAAAAACACAAAACAAAATCATAACCGATTATATTACTTTTTGGCTTGATACAATAGATTTTGAGAAACTTAACAAAAATACTAATTTATACAAAGCAATAAAACAATGTGAAAAAATGCAAACGCCGTGGTTTATTCATCAATATGTTTTTGACTATTGCAAAAAACAAATTTTAAAAATTGTTAAAAGCTACGAATATTTGGCAAACGGTGAAATGTTTTAAAAGGGGGTTATATCATGAAAAAAACATATAAATTAAATAGTGATATTTATAATAATATTCATGAATTAAAAGCAACAAAGGATTATATTGAAGCGATGAAAAAACAAAATTTTGATTATATAATGGGCTTAATTGAGGGGTGCGAGTTCGGAGTTGAAATAAACACAGACGGAACAGTTAACCTGATTGACTGGCAAGGGGCATACCTTGGAGGCGTTGAAAGCTATGATAATTTTACAAATATTTTTGAAGCATGCGAAAGGCTAGAAGGTTCGTTTTTATTTGATTATTATGGAATTTGTATATAAGGGGGGCTTGTTATGGAATTACAAGAAATTGAAAGGTTGGCATTTTTAAAGTATAGATTAAGTGGTAAAAAATCAATGAATACATTTATTTTTACACAAGCAAAAAACAATAAATTATCTGACACGGATATTGACAAAATAATTAATAACTTAAATAA